GACAAAGTATTCTAAATCAAATTTGGCTTGGATTTATTTGAACAAAGTGGAATGTGAAGTTCTCGAAAATAACAAGAGGTTCATGAAAGATTTAAAGAGGTACTATCGTGATGTAAACGAATTGATTAAAGATTTGAAGTCATGAGTAACCAAATGAGTCTCACCATCCGTATGTGTGCCGTGAACAAGCCCAACTTGGACAAACTCATCAAGAATAACAAGCGTCTCAAATCCACTTTTCACTCAAAGAAACCCCTAAGGAATACCCATCGTATAGCCCTCGATGAATTGGATACATTCTTGGAACTGGTGGATGATGCTATAGATGCTATGGATGACACACAAATGAAGTTGAATAAGCTCTATGATTTTTGTGGAGAGGTCCCTTTCGATGATGAGTGTAACTATTAAAGATTTGAACGGTTATTTGTTTAGAATGAAGAAAGTATTAGATCATGGATTTGTAGAACTCGTTGACCACATGCCTCAACAAAACCTAGATAAGGCTATTGTTGATGGTGCTCGTGTGAGTTATCAGACGGGTACTACAACCACTAGAGGAGATAGGGGTCTTATCCGCTATCTCGTACGCAATTGGCATACTTCACCTCTTGAACTCGTTGTATTCAAATTTCGTATTAAGGCACCCCTATACATTGCTCGTCAATGGCTTCGACACAGGACTGCATCTGTAAATGAAATGTCTGCTAGGTATTCTATCGTTGATGAAGAGTACTACGAACCAGAAGTATTGCGTAAGCAATCTGAAATCAATCACCAAGGATCGGAAGGTGTAGTGGAAGTTGACGACAAACTCGCAAAAGTCATATCCACACAATATAAGAACGCCTTCATATTGTATCAACATCTTTTAGATACAGGTGTATGTAGGGAACAAGCACGGGGTGTTCTACCCCAATCGACCTACACCTCTTTCGTGTGGAAGATGGACCTCCACAACCTCATGCATTTCTTACAATTGAGAATGGACCATCACGCTCAAAAGGAAATTCGAGACTATGCCACGGCTATATATGAACTTGTCCAACCCCTAGTACCCCATTCTATGGAGGCGTTCATGGACTTTAGGGTCAATGCCATGCAACTTACCGGACCAGAGATTGAGGCTATTGCCAGTGGGAAAGAAATTGAATCACCTGGAGAGCGGAGAGAGTTTGAAGAAAAACTAAAACGCCTAAAATTAAATATCGATACAAAGTAAATGGTAAAAATCGCGAACGCGTTCAGTAGAATCACTGGTCCAGCTGAACTTCTCATTAAGTCCCAACCACTCGTGTTTTCCCTTATTATTTTGTATCAGGGTCTCTTCTCAGGTAATGCAATCCAAATCCCTGGGAGACTCAAGAAACTTTTCGAAAACAAAACATTCCGCTTCATATCTCTGATGCTCATCGCTTTCAGTGCGACAAAGGATATTGAGTATGCTCTTCTCTCGACTGTCATTTTCATATCTGTTATATATGCCTTCAAGACCCCAGAGGAACGTAAGAATACTGGTCTTATTTAATTTGTGAGATACTAATAGAATGAAGATTCATATTATCGGTGCTGGTCCAACCGGTATGTCCCTAGCATGGGAAATTATCAGGTCATCCGATCACGAGGTTACCATTTATGATAGGAAACTTTCAGTTGGTGGCTCATGGTGGGAACCCGAAGTAGACACACGCGATCTTCACGCACACCGAATTGTATTCGATCGAGCGTTCATCAACACAAAGTCCCTCTTCAATGAGATGGGGATTTCTTGGGATGATATCTTTACAGCCATAGACAATGGTGAACATATGGGGTATGTTTTGCGTGCACTCAAACCTAAAGACTATGGTGTGCTCATCTCTCTTTTATCGAGGGTGTTCACACAACCAACAAAATATAAGTCGGTTTCTCTCAAAGACGCCGTAGGATCTTTATCTGAAAGTGGTCAAGCGTGTATCGAACACCTTCCACTCATCATGGATGGTGTCACATGGGATGTCATGACGGCGTATGAGTTTGTAAAAAACTTGGATCATGTTGCACTCTCACAACCTTGTACACAAAAGGTTTCTGGGAAAGTCATGTGTGACGCGATGGAAAAGGCACTCCTAGATGCTGGTGCAAACTTCGTTTTCGGTACTGAATTGGGTGAAGTGGAATATGGTAAGGATTCATATAGTGCACGATTTTCAAATGGAACGGTAATTGATGATGGTATGCTTTTCCTTTGTCTCGATAATAGTCCAGCGTTCAAATTAATGGGTGACAATTGGGGACCCGAATCAGTCAAAAATGTACGAGACAGTACATACGGTGCGATTAATGTTCTTCTTGATTATGAGAACGCTCCAAAACTCGAATCGGATCTCGAAGTTGCGGCGACTACACCATGGAACCTTCAACCCAAAGTCCTTCATGGAACAAATACAATTTCTTGTGTCATTTGTCATCTCACAAAGGAAATTATTTCAACCGACCCAGAAACACTAAAAGCTGAAGTTCTCAAGCAACTCGGGGTACCAGAACCTAAGGAGATTCGTATTGCATGGGGTGCTGAGTGGAACGGTGAAACTTGGGATTTTTCACAGTCTTCGGGGGTTCTCAGCCTTCATGGACAACTCCCATTCTTCGGGAAGTGTCCCAAGGTTGCTATGTGTGGTATGATGTCCCATAGGAACACACCATATTCGAGTATCGAGGCGGGGGTGGAGGTTTCGAGGTCCCTAAGTCATGAATGTTTCGGGACGAGAGAACCACTTCAACCAGTTCTTCTCACACAAGCACTCTTCTTCATTCTTGTGCTACTTATAGTTTTAATTTTAGTATATCGTAATAGAAATCAATGAAGTTCATAGCGACAGTCTATGAACCCATGTATGATTTCAATGATAAAAAGTATATCCGTTTTATAATTCCCCAAAAGGTTTCAGAAATTATACAACGAATGCATGCGAATAAGTTACACCTACTCGTGAATAAAAGTGTGGATGACCCCCTCGATGGGAGAGTTCTGAAGGTGAAGGTGCCGTTCCGTTATAGGAGAGTGATGTGCAACGTCGAAGGACGTCCCATTCAGTCTCTAATAAAGGATGATGAAGTTGAAATTGTGGTGGACTTTAAGGGGGTTTGGAATGTTGGCACTTATTCAGGCTTTTCTTGGACACTCTCAAGTTCCTCGACGGGCTCCTCGACGGGTGGCTGATTGGGGTCGTTGGGGAGGTCAATAGTCTTGAGACCACCCTTCTTAAACCCTTCGAATGTTTGGAGCATCCCTTGCATACGGAAAATCTCTTGGGTCATTTGTTCAATGCCCACCTGAAGCTTCTTAATATTATCTTCAACGTTGACGGTAGGCATCTTATACTCATTTAAAGTTTATACCCTTTAAATAAGTAATTAATGACAACCCTTACAAGAACAGGGTACCTGGTAAGTGAAGGACCAATTCAAGAAATTAAAAAAGAACTTACGGTAAGACCTATTGTCAATGGGGACTATGGATTTCCTCCACCACCTTTCAAAGTTTTCAGACCGACTAAGAATGGAGTCTGCGTTCCAAGATTCTATGGAACTGCTAAGCTTGGAGAGCCTCGGGAAGACAAACGACCCGAACCAGCTCGTATCCAAACCAAATTTGTGGGACAACTCAGAGATGCCACACACCAGAATGAAGCCCTTACAGCAGCAATTAAAGCAGGGCATGGTGTCCTTTCTTTACCATGTGGGTACGGTAAGACGACGGTATCCTTGGCCATAGCATGTAAGTTGGGGTACAGGACCATGATTGTTGTCCACAAACAGTTTCTTGCGGACCAGTGGAGGGAACGCATTCAACAATTCTGCCCAGGTGCCACTATTGGTGTTGTGCAACAAGATAAGAAAGAAGTACACTGCGACTTTGTCATCGCAATGCTCCAGTCGTTGTCCCTGAAGGAGTACTCATTCGCAGACTTCGAGAGTGTAGGGACGCTCATCGTAGATGAGGCGCACCATATCTGTGCAAAGGTTTTCAGTCAAAGTCTTTTCAAGATGTGTCCTCGGCACATCTTCGGTCTCTCAGCAACCCCTGAGAGGAAGGATGGTCTCACAAAGGTTCTTCATTGGTTCATGGGTCCCACATTCTTTGCAGTTGAGAGAAAGAATCAGGAACAGGTTGAGGTATTCCCAATTACCTTTGATTCATTCAATTACAGAAATCCTCCACCCTCTATGAGGAATGGGAAGATTTCTATGCCAAACATGATTACCGAAGTTGTTGAGGACCGAGAGAGAAACAAGATGTTAGTGGAACTTGTCAAGAAAGCTTCGGCTGGCACGAGACAGCTCTTAGTACTCAGTGATCGCCGACAACACTGTGAGTTCCTTCACCAATGTTTTCCTAAAACATCTGGACTCTATATGGGTGGTATGAAAGAGGCAGCTCTCCGGGAGTCCTCTGAAAAGAAGATCATCTTCGCGACGTTCAGTCAAGCGCATGAAGGATTAGACATTCCGACACTTGATACAGTTATCCTAGCTTCACCCAAATCTGATATTACCCAAAGTATTGGACGCATAATGAGAGAGACGAAGGGGAAGAAGAATAATCCACATATTTACGATGTTCACGATCCATGGTCGATCTTCACGGCGATGTATTACAAGAGAATGAAGGTGTACAGACAGGGTGGTTTCAACATCCGTGGGAAGTTTACTGAGGAGAAGAAGAGTGACTTCCCTCAGGGAAAGTGTCTGTTTTTATAATCTGAACATCTATTAAATGTCTGGTGCATTGATACAACTCGTTTCCAAAGGTGTTCAAGATGTCTACCTAACGAGTGATGAAGGACATTCTTTCTTTCGTATGAAGTTTACTCGACACACAAACTTTTCACAAGCTCCTAAGTTTATTAAAACAATAAGTTCGGTTGATTCGTCTATAACAATTCCAGTTCTTGGGGATGTAATCAATGGTATTTGGTTTGAGGCAACGTCAAGAACGGCTAACATTGCTTCAAATTTGTTTTACAATTCGACCATCGATCTCTTTATAGGTGGTCAAAAGGTTGATTCACAACATTATGATTATTATAGCGATATATGGACAAATTATATGGCTGACACATTCAACAAGTCCCAAGAACTCAATAACAAAACATCGACTTCAAACCGAACTTTTGTACCCCTTCACTTTTTCTTTTGTGACCACAAAGCGTTCTTACCTTTAATCGCACTTCAGAGTCATCAAGTGGAAATACGAATTAACTTTGATGAAGCGAATATAGCAACTATAAATGAAGTGGATAAACAAGCAAAGGTGTACGGAAACTACATCTACCTGGATAGTGAGGAGCGTGAATCTCTCACCAAGCGGAGTATTGATTTTATAATTACACAGACCCAGAAAATTGAAAACGAATTAACGACTGTTATTGATAACACACAGGGGGGTGGATACAATGTGATTGATATTTCGAGTTTCAATCACCCAGTTAAATCTTTATTTTGGGGTTTTGGTGCCTCCAGCGATGATTTTGCAAACGATCGTTTTACATTCTTGAATGCGGATATCCAAATCAATGGCACACCTTTACTCGAAAATATGACCCCACTCTATTTTCACACAGTGCAGAACTATTATAAATCCACTTATGGTCATACAGAATTTATTCCAGAAACTGATGTACTCTTGTATACGAGATACTTCGCGTATCATTTCTGTATGAATGCTTCTGAATACAATCCCTCAGGTTCATGCAACTTCAGTCGGCTCGATAATGCGAAACTTGTTTTACGTGGTGTGGAGAAGGGTAATCTCAGACCTGGAAATCAACCCATTTCTGTATATGCTGTAAATTACAATGTTCTCAGGATCAAGGATGGTTTAGCGGGAATTTTATTCGGTAACTAAAGTATATGGGTAGAACAGTTCGTTTCGATCAGATTTTTGTAGCGAGTCTAGACGCAGACCCAGTAGAGCAGGACGTTTTGACTTCTGTCAAAAGTATTATTACTTCTGAAATTGATGTCGATGATCTCACTGCCTCGAATAGTGTTGAAGCTAAAATTTTGACTGTAACTGGGAAGATGAATGTGGATGAGAATAATTTCAAGGTTACAGGGCTTAGTAATGTTGTTCGTATGACAACTTCGCAAATTGGTATAGGTGTGGTACCCCTAAACGATTTTCAGGTTGGAACAAGTAATGTCGTCATAAACAGAAACGCCCAAAATCTCATGACAGTTCGTGGTAATTTAGCCAGTACTAATGTGATTGTTTCAAATGTATTACAGACGGTAAATGAGACGGTCAAAATAGATAGTATTGGATCGAATGTACTGGCGGTCAATGGTGATATGGTGGCGACGAATGTGAATATAAATACAAAACTTACAGTTGGAACATCTGAAACTGTTGGTTCTAATGTTGCAGTTTTCAAGAATGGTAATGTGATAATTGAAGATGGTAAGTTTATATTACATGGTGATATGAATGTGTTCGGGAATGTGTTTGTATCCGATACGACAATTTATCAAACCGTGCAAAACCTTGTCGTGCTAGATCCTGTCATCCTGATGGGTAAAAATAACGGTGACGGCACGTTCGATACAGCTTTGATTATGTCAGAAGATTTGAATGAGGCGAATCTCGTCTTTGGCTACGACATGTCCGAGAATGAATTTGTGTTGACACGATCCTTTATGGATCCAGAGGATACAACAATTACTTTTGATTCTAATACGATCAACTTACATGTCTATGGACAATTGTATACCGATGGAAATGTTGGCTTCTCGAATATAAATCCTGTACACACAATTGATGTGGGATCAAATGTATATCTCGAAGATACTGGATCGAATGTATTTCATTCGACTGGGAATATATACACACATAGACTTAACGTTGGGACAGGTGGTATAAATGTGGGTGGTTTACTGACAATGAGTCCGGGAACGACGACACCAGTCACCATAAACAGTAACGTCCAAATGAATGCTATACGAACTTCTGGACCGGCACCATCCGGTATATCAAACTTAAATCCCACAGATACATTATCTATTGGTACACGAATTTTCGCAAATGTGAATACTGAAAATGTACTTACTATTCTCGGAAATGTAGCCACTACAAACTTGGTTACAGAAGTCGTTTCATCGGCGATGAGTGTCACTGTTCATGCAGACAGATATGGTGGAGATAGTACATCTCATGTACTATCTCTTAAATCCGGTCCCACTGCATCAAATGTGAGTAGTATTGAGGTCTACGGTGCGAGTACCTCTAAAACACACCAAAATATACGATTCAATACTAAAAACTCTGAGCACATGCGCATTGTGTCTGATGGGAAAGTTGGTATAGCCACGACTCTACCAACAGAGACGCTCACTGTGTCAGGGAATGTTCATGTATTAGGGAGTAATGCCACGGTTTACGGTAATATTTGGAATGGCATCTCTGGAAATACATCGATGCGTATTTATTCGAGTCCTACAGTCGGTGAAAATAAGATTGAGAACATAGTCAAAAGTGGTAAAGGTCTCAACTTCTACGCGAGTACCTCGAATGTTATGGGTAACCCAAAGATGACAATCCTGGAGTCAAGTAATGTTGGTATCGGTGTGGCAACCCCACAAGGTCTTCTTCACACAAGCGGTGGTTCTGTTTTTATAAACACTCAACCAACATATAGAAATGGGTATAATCATCTAAATTCACCAATGATTATTTCGAACGTAGCCCCAATTGTAGGCGCGACCGATCTTGGCACTGTTTTGGAATTAGCTCGGGAAGGTAATGGAACTCGGGATGGTGTAAGAGCCACGTTCAAAATGGGGAAATATGATAACGCATCTGGGAAATCAAAGTCGAAGCTTCTTCTTTCCCTTTCCGATGATCGTTACACAACTGAAAATACAGTCTTAACCATCCGCGCTGATGGTCGTGTAGGTATAGGATCAACACAACCCTCTGCACACCTCGAAGTCGTCACTACAGGTGTAGTAAACCCCAAAACTAATGGATTTTTAGCCCATAATCAAGATGATGGGGATTCGATAATTGCAATGCAATCAGATTCAACTACTGGAAATGTGTTTACATCCTACATTCAATCAGATAATGATACAAATCTGGCTGGATGGGCTACGGGTGTTTCTGGTTCAGGTGATTATAGAATCACACAAAATTACACAAAGGTTTTAGATTCTGGAACTGTGGGTATGTATATAAATGGTACATCGCGTAATGTGGGTATAGGTACAGATGTAGCCCGTGAAAAATTGGAAGTGAACGGGAACGTCGTCGTTGGAGAAAAAATAACATTCAGTGGAACAGCTAATGATCTGTTTGGTAACACATATATACAAGAGCGTATATATGACGCGACGTATAATAAATCTGAACTACTCATTTTTAAAGGTGATGATGGTGGTGGTGATGCCAATGAAGGACCAGACCGTATTTACTATCTCGCACCACAACACCTCTTCAAAACCTATACATCTTCGGACACTGTTGTAGACCCAGACAACACAGAACTTACAAACTTAGCAATGTCTATTGCCCCTAGTGGTCTTGTGATCGTCGGTGGTACGGATGCATCAGTGAGTAGCTCAGCAACAAAGCTCAAAGTGAATGGTGATATTGAGTTCGCCGCGGGTGGTTCCTTCATTATTACAGGTCTAGCCTTCTTAACAACAAACGACAACCCATCTCTAAACATCATCCGAAGTATCTCTAATAGTACAGTGAAACGTCCTCTCACATTTACACACAAGGTTGGAGAGGCAACCGAGGTAGAGTATGCTCGTTTCGATGGTTCTGGACGTCTTGGTATAGGTACAAAGTCTCCAGACTCAAATGTTCATCTTTATGATTCACGAACGACAGACCTCGATATGCTCAAACTTGAAAGTCCTGGGACAAATAAGAAGACGGGTATACTCTTGTACACAACCGATAACTACGGTGGATATGTTAGAGGTTTCCGTAATTCGACCCATACGACATCTGGGATCACGATTGGTGCGACCAATAATAGTACGGACGCGGATGGACTCCACATTGTACATACGAGTAATGTGGGTGTGGGTACGGTTAACCCCATGACCAAGTTTCATGTCTATGATGGTGTAGCGCGTGTAGAGCATTCTTCGAGTAATGCTATAGTGGAGTTTAAGACAACGGGTGGTGCTTCTAATATTTATGGGGATACACTCGGGAATGTGTACGTACAACCACTTTCCACGGAGACATTCGTTGAAAGTAACCTAACAATCAGAAACGATCTTACGGTACAAGGTGCGATTGATTTTGGTAATGAGGTCGCCATCGGTCTTGATGGTGCTACAGCGAACACATCCCTTCATGTGAATGGTGGTATAATCACTAACTCGGATGGTGTAGCTGACAAGAAATATTCAGATACATTCACACTAACGGCTGGTCAGGGTAAAGATGTCACATTGACATTCGCGAATGGTGCATTTTATGCTAAATGTGTTATGATGTTACGTGAGACTGCGACAGTTTCTAACTTGAGTACAATGATCCTCGAAATTCAGGGGGGTACAAGTAATGGAACGACATCGAGTCAAGCCATCGCCATCGGTACGAAGAATATGTTCGGTGGAACCAATGCATACCCATGGAGTCCCACAGTGACAACGACAGCGAATAAAGTTACTGTTTTACCAGCTGCTGGTGCATCTTCCGGGCGATCTTTTGTATACGATATACACGTTGAACTCCTTTCTTCTGTAAACGGGAAACTCACGACGATAAAATTCAATAATGATAGTGAATCTAAGAAAACATTCACATACTAAACTTACTACGAGGGAAAACCCCGCGGTAGATTCAACATTTACGCCCTGGTGGCATCAGAGACGGCTAATATAATTACGCCGGCGATGAATGCCATGATGACGTAATTCATTTCGGTTTCTTCGAGACCAATCTGAGGCATATCCTCTTTGATCTCTTCTGGCTCTGCAATAGACTTTTGTGTCCTGCTGGGAGGTTCCAGTTCCTCCAGCGGACAGTACGCTATCATTTATATAGTAATTAGAGATTAATTTCCGTCTTCTTCTTTCGGCGAGTCCGTTTGGGTTTGGTAGTAGCCCCGAAGTTTATCTCTTTGACCTCACCACCTGTGGAGTCACCCGAAATAGAAACAATATCAGATACATCGTCCTCCTCGGCGACACTCTCAGTCATGGGAGTAACCATTGTCGTGTTCATGGGTGGTGGTGGGGGCATCATGATACCACCCATAAGGCTTGAAATGTCCACCCCAGGTCCTTGCATCTCATAATTGCCGGTACCACCGACAGGGGCACCATCTGCAGAGCCTTCTGGGGCGCGAGTAGTGTTCTGCACGGCTGACATCATATTCTTGACGAGGTCTGGATTTTGTTTCATCACATCGTTCATGTTGGGCATGACCGACTTGAACATACTGTTTGTGAGGTGGAACATCATCGCCGAACCACCTAACATCATGATCATCTTGACCTCTGGTGCGACACTCACCTTGGAGCGGTACTTGACATAGAGTTCCTCAAAGACACCATCATAGTCATCAACATTTTCCATGACAGATTCAGACCAACCCTCGAGTTGAACCTCGAAGGGGTTGTACCTCTTGTTGAGGAACTCTAAACCAGTCACACATGCGATCAACATACGCCGGGAGAAGCGTACTGACTGTTCCACATCGATGCTATAGGTAATTCGCTTCACCTCAGACCTCAACTCATCGACATTGGAATAGGCGTTGAGTCTTTTGTTCACTGCAAATCCCTTCTTCTCCAGACGACCAAGTTTATTGATGAGGTCTGACTTTTCTTCGTCAATCGAGGTGTACCCCTTAGAAGGCTGATCCTCTTGGGATCCTGGACCTTCCATGGGTTCATCGTCATAAAAAGTTGGTTCATCCTCACCATAGTCAATCTCCTCATCCTGCTGAGGTTGAGGAGGGGCAGATTGTTTATTAGGATTCACAAAAGCATCCATAGCCTCTTGATGTTGCTGAGGTGGGGGGCGGTATGCCGTCTGACCAGGTCGTGGTACAGGTCTGCGACGAGGAGCCGATATCTCAATCTCATCCATCAGAGCCTGCTCATCAGCATCTAATTTCATCACAGTAGTATTTCCTCGGTCGAGAATAATTTCTTCGTCCATCTACTCTCTATGTAGAAACTAAAAAAAATATCTTTAACGCACTTTAAAAAAATGTATACATATAATAAATGTTCAAGCTAAACCAAGCGAACCGTAATGGGATTACTTCCATAATTGTTATGATCCTGCTGATCGTCGCCCTCGCGCTTACCCGTAATGCGAGTGCTTATCAACCCAGGCCAATCAGGATCAAGACTGTGAGTGAGGCGTCAATCTTTGATCTCAAGTCAAACATTAACTGTGTCGCCGGTGGTGGTAAGGATGATGAAGTCTATTCGATGGGTCTCACCCCAGGTGGTTTATGCGGTGCCCAAAAGCTCGTCGCCGACCATGCTGGGTACGCGATTGAGGATGGAATCGGTGGATCTTTAATCTAAGCTAACTATAAATGGCTCTCATTACTTCTCCCACTGAGACAATTCCAGATCTCAATTACGAGTATCATACTATAACAGTTGACACTATCGGACAGGAGAGTGCGAATACATTCACATGCTTTCTCAACCAGCCACTGAAGAATGTTGTTCAGGCTAGACTTTTTGCCGCTCGTATTAATTCTAATGTCGCCACCGAACACTGTTATGTATCTATCGATCAACTTGATTCGATTTTCAGTGACCGAACCTCTAATGTGTACGATGGACAGGCTCCCCTTAGTATTATTCGCAATTCATTCGCGAGTATTGTAAAGTCTGAAGATCTCGTTATTAACTATAAAGATGAATACCCAATTGTAACACAATATATTGATCCAATTCGTCGTGTAGATCGGTTAAATGTAACCATCCGAAATCAAAATGGAGTCCCCATTGTTCCCTCAACTCCCGCGAAAGATAACTTTCTAGTTCTCCGTTTCGTGTGTAGAAAACCTAATATGTAATTTTCTCCCCTTATACTAGTATACCATGTCAGCTGGTATTGTTCAATTGATTGCAATCGGTGCCCAGGATGAATACATCACTGGTGAACCTGAAATTTCTTTCTTTAGTTCAACATTCAAAAGGCATGCTAATTTTTCACAATCCATTGAAAAACAAACAATCCATGGAGCGGTGAAAAACAATTCGATGTCCAGTGTTCAATTCGAACGATCTGGAGACCTTCTCGGGCATGTATATTTTACACTCGATGATACCACCCAAGCCCTAGATATCCAACGATGGGACACAATCATCGATAAAGTTGAACTTTATATCGGTGGATCCCTCGTGGATACTCAAGATGCAATCTTCACCGAAAAAATTGCTATCGATACGTTCGCTCAAAATGTTTCCAAGAGTTCGAATGGTACACACCCCGGTGTAAGTGCCCGTTCTTATTTCTACCCCCTGCGCTTTTTCTTTTGTGAAGGACCCAAATGTGCACTCCCCCTTGTAGCCCTGAATTATCATAACGTCGAAATACGAATTCACTGGGCGACTGCAGCCTCTACTTATAATATAGAGTGCTTTGCGAATTATTACTATCTCGATAATCAGGAGCGTGGTAACATTGCTTCAAGAAAGCATGACCTTCTCATCACCCAAGTACAAAAGAACATCGCATCACGGAGTCTTACACAAGATTTGAGTTTCAATCACCCAATTAAGTACCTCGCATCTTCAGACACCACGACCAATGGTGCACTTACTTCACCCACGAATAAAGTCAAATTGAACATCAACGGACTTGATGTCGGTAATTATAAGTGGGGTAAACCACATTTCATTGATGTCACGAGCTATTACCACACAAACTTTGTGACTTCCCCAGACTTCTTTCTCTATTGTTTCTGCCTCTCAACAAGTTCCCTCCAACCTACAGGCACTCTCAACTTCAGTCGCTTAGACTCCGTAAAGATCATGAGTGAGTCCATGCCTATAAACGACCCTATATACGCGGTCAATTATAACATCCTCCGTATCGAAAATGGTATGGCAGGTCTCCTCTATGCAAATTAAAATACTAATCTATATTAAATGGTCAAGACATTGCCGACGGTGGAGAGATCCACAAAAATCCGGTTTGGTAAAAATTGTACGGAAGACCAGGGTGAGAATACGATTGTTCTAAATGCGAGTAATACCGTCATCGATACATCTAATGCTGGTGCTATATATATAACACCCGTGCGATTTGATGATACCTACAGTTCAAAGGCTGAAATTGTACTCATGATGTATAACACGATAACAAAGGAACTCATCGAATCTGGTGAAGCAGCCCAAGATATCATTGGTAATACTGGTTTTGAAGCTGTAACTTCTCAAGGTAATACATCATCATACGTCGTACGATTTGTGAGTAACACAACTTCTTTGGTCACTGAATCGAATGTAGGTATCGCAAATGCTTCGCCAGGTCATACTCTCAGTGTGGGTTCAAACCTATATGTTAGTGACACAGGTTCGAATGTACTTGTCATATCTGGTGGCGTTTTATTGGATGGTAATCTCACTGTAAATGGTGGTGTGACATCGATAACCACAGAAAATCTCAAAATTAAAGATGCCATCATCGAGTTGGGTCAAAACAATACATCTAGTGATACAACACTCGATTTGGGTCTCATCATGACACGCCCCAATTCCAATGTAACTATCGGATTTGTAGAATCCTCTAAAGAAATCGTGATGGGTTTCACCGAAAGTAGTGCTGATAGTCATGTCATCACACCCCTAACTTCCGAAGATATCAATGTGCACGTATATGGTCGTCTTTACACAGAAGCTAATGTTGGTATTTTGAACACTGACCCAATGCACACTCTTGATGTCGGTTCAAATTTGTATGTTGATGAGTTTGGGTCGAATATTTTAGTCGTCTCAGGAAATACGAGTATAAGCGGTGATCTCACGGTGGATAGTGGTACCATATATGTCGACTCAGTGGATAGTAAAGTTGGTATCAAAACATTGAATCCACATGCAGAGTTACACGTTGTAGGAAACGCCTACGTAAGTTCTACAACTGACTCTACTACAACAACCACTGGTGCACTCATAGTCGCGGGTGGAATAGGGGTTGCTGGGAAAATATATGGACAACATGCTAACCTACAAGATGTCGAGGCTGATAGTCTTACCGTGACTGATGTAACACAAGCTTCCTCTAATGCAACTGGTGCCGTACAAATTACAGGTGGTCTTGGTGTGAAAAAAGGTATTTTCGGTGCTACAGTCAATGCAACTGACCAAACAGATGCAACTTCTAAAACCACGGGGACTGTCATCATTTCCGGTGGTCTCGGGGTCACCAAAAATATCCATGGTAAAGATATTTTCGTAGAGGATATCGTCTCCAATAGTGTAGTTGTACTTGACACAACCCAAGCTTCGTCTAACGCTGCAGGTGCGGTAATCGTTTCGGGTGGTCTTGGGGTTGCTAAGGGTATCTATGGTGCTACAGTCAACGCAACTGACCAGACAGATGCAACTTCTAAAACAACTGGTACTGTAATCATTTCTGGTGGTCTCGGGGTCACCAAAAATATCCACGGTAAAGACATCTTTGTGGAGGATATCGTGTCCAATAGTGTAGTTGTACTTGACACAACCCAATCAACTTCTAACATTACTGGTGCTACAATCATTTCGGGTGGTCTTGGGGTTGCTAAGGGGATCTACGGTGCTACCGTCAACGCAACTGATCAGACAGATGCTACTTCTAAAACAACTGGTACTGTAATCATTTCGGGTGGTCTCGGGGTCACCAAAAATATTCATGGTAAAGACATCTTTGTGGAGGACATCGTCTCCAATAGTGTAGTCACCCTAGACACAACCCAATCAACTTCTAACATTACTGGTGCTACAATCATTTCAGGTGGTCTTGGGGTTGCTAAGGCTATTTTCGGTGCTACCGTCAACGCAACTGATCAAACGGATGCTACTTCTAAAACCACAGGGACTGTCATCGTTTCCGGTGGTCTCGGGGTCACCAAAAATATCCATGGTAAAGATATTTTCGTAGAGGACATCGTCTCCAATAGTGTAGTTGTACTTGACACAACTCAGGCTTCCTCGAACGCTGCAGGTGCTGTAATTGTTTCGGGTGGTCTTGGTATTGCTAAGGGTGTTTATGCTGCCACAGTTAATGCAACTGACCAAACGGATGCAACTTCTAAAACAACTGGTGCTGTAATTGTTTCTGGTGGTCTTGGGGTTTCCAAAAATATTCATGGTAAAAATATCTTCGTGGAGGACATCGTCTCCAATAGTGTAGTTGTACTTGACACAACTCAGGCTTCGTCTAACGCTGCAGGTGCTGTAATCGTTTCTGGTGGTCTTGGTGTTGCTAAGGGTGTGTATGCCGCTACAATTAATGTGACTGATCAAACTGATTCTGATGCTACTAATACAGGTGCTGTAATCATTGCGGGTGGTCTAGGGGTTACTAAAAACATTTATGCTAAACATGCAAATTTTGAAGATATTGAAGCTGATAGTGTTACTATTACAGACACCACACTATCTACCAATCAGACTTCTGGTGCTCTCAAGGTTGCAGGTGGTCTAGGTGTTGCTGGAGCTTTACATTGTGGGGATCTCACTTTAACTGGTAACTTAACTGTTACCGGGAATACAACAGTTGTTAATGCAAATACTCTTATTATAGCAGATCCTATAATTGAACTTGGTAAAAATAACGATAGTGGAACTGACCTCGGTTTTATCATGCATAACCCATTAGCAAATAAAGGTAATGTCGCACTGATATACGACTTTTCTGAATCCACATTTGAAGTTGGGCATACTCTTAAAAGTGCTCAAGATACGGTGATAACTATGAACACGGCTAACACTTTGGATTGCCGTATAAATGGATTTCTTGAGATAACCGGTATAACAGAGGCTTCTTCTAACACAGCTGGTGGTCTAACCCTTTCTGGTGGTCTAGGTGTAGCTAAGGGTATTTTCGGTGCTTCTGCGACTATAACAAATAGTACCACTTCAACTTCTGCGACAACTGGTGCTGTCAAGGTGAAAGGTGGTATAAGTACCGAAGAAAACCTTAATGTCGGTGGTATCACGAAGGTTTGGGATGCTACAAATGCTACTTCTAAAATCACAGGTGCTGTACAAATTGTAGGTGGTCTCGGTGTATCTGAAAATATTCACGGTAAAAATATCTTCGTAGAGGACATCGTCTCCAATAGTGTAGTTGTACTTGACACAACCGTCGCTTCTTCGAACGCTGCAGGTGCTGTAATTGTTTCGGGTGGCTTAGGGGTTGCTAAGGGTATCTACACAGCAACAATCAATGTAACGGATCAGACAGATGCTACTTCTAAAACCACTGGTGCGCTCCAAGTTCTTGGTGGTTTGGGGGTCACCAAAAATATTCACAGTAAAGACATCTTCGTGGAGGACATCGTCTCCAATAGTGTAGTTGTACTTGACACAACCGTCGCTTCTTCGAACGCTGCAGGTGCTGTCATCGTTTCTGGTGGCTTAGGGGTTGCTAAGGGTATCTACACAGCAACAATCAATGTAACGGATCAGACAGATGCTACTTCTAAAACCACGGGTGCCCTCCAAGTTCTTGGTGGTTTGGGGGTCACCAAAAATATTCATGGTAAAGACATCTTCGTGGAGGACATCGTCTCCAACAGTGTAGTCATCCTAGATACAACCGTCGCTTCTTCAAACACTGCAGGTGCTGTCCTCGTTTCTGGTGGTATAGGGGTTGCTAAGGGTATTTACGCAGCGACGGTCAATGTAACTGATCAAACAGATGCTACTTCTAAAACCACTGGTGCGCTCCAAGTTCTTGGTGGTTTGGGGGTCACCAAAAATATTCACGGTAAAGACATCTTTGTGGAGGACATCGTCTCCAACAGTGTAGTCATCCTAGATACAACCGTCGCTTCTTCAAACACTGCAGGTGCTGTCATCGTTTCTGGTGGTATTGGGGTTGCTAAGGGTGTTTACGCAGCGACGGTCAATGTGACCGATCATACAGAAGCTTCTTCAAACACTGCAGGTGCTGTCATCGTTTCTGGTGGTATTGGGGTTGCTAAGGGTATTTACGCTGCGACGGTCAATGTAACTGACCAGACAGATGCCACATCATCAACTACAGGTGCTCTCAAGGTAGCTGGTGGTGTCGGTATAGCGAAGGATGTGTTCGTCGGGGAACGCGCCTATGTCACTGGGGGTCTCATCACAAATACGGGGCAGGTGACAAAGAAGACATACTCCTTTACAGGAGCTCTCACTAGTGGTCAAAATATAGCTAATTCCACAATTAAAATTACATTTTCTGCCCACGTCTTCTATGCCAAGATTGTAGCACATCTCATTGAGAGTGACAATGAAGTTAGTACACTTTCGATAGAGTGTGGTGGTGGTCATAGATCAGGGGGGACACCTCTCGTAATTGCTAAAGGTGGTACGAGTGTATTTGGTAATACAAGTACAAACCCGTGGAATAGCACAGTTGCCGTTACAACAACAACTGTATCCCTTGCACCAACAACCGATATGGCAGCAGTTGGTAATTACAATGTCTTCATCGAATATATCTCAGCCCATGCGAGTGGTGCTGTGACTAAAATCACCGAGGGTTCCACTGATCAAATTACATTTGGATACTAAACATTTTCTAACAATTTTCAAACACCAATTTTTTTAGGGGCGTCCCAGACTGCTAAAAAAATTGTGCGGTACTTATAAATGGCAGCGACGAATGTCCAAGCCTTTCCAGGAGATGTTACCATTTCATCAAACTTGGTGGTGGATACAAACACCCTCTTCGTCGATACGGTGAATGATAGGGTCGGGGTGGGGAAGACGGATCCCGCGACAGCCCTCGATGTTGTTGGCACTGTGACCGCGACAGCGTTTACTGGAGACGGGTCTGGGCTTACAGCACTTCCAGCTGCACAAATTACGGGGACCCTCGATGTTGCTAGGATTCCAGCTTTAGACACGGCGAAAATAACGACCGGGACCCTAGATGCTGCTAGGATTCCAGCTTTAGACACAGCGAAAATTACGACTGGGACCCTAGATGCTGCTAGGATTCCAGCTTTAGACACGGCAAAAATAACGACCGGGACCC